GCAGATCTGTCAGGCGCAGATGCACAGGATTTAGCATACAACGAAATAATGGTTGCCCTGCTTAAAACAATGTTCGGATTCACTGACTTTGCCGGTGGTAGCGCAATTCAGTATATAGCAGTGCCGACAGGTGACGGCCCGACAGAATACAACACGGCTTATTACGGTCATGCCTACGGGTGGCAACTGCCGCACACGATCACATATGAGGACGGCTTTCTTGTGCAGCAATCCGTTGCTTTCAGAGATATAGCGCAGACGCTTAAATTGTTCGCAGATGATCAAGCTGAAATGACAGCAAATATAAACTTGGATGAGGGGGAATAATGGAAGAGCCATGTACGCTTTGTGGTGAAGAAGCCAAAATGCCGGTTTTGTCATTTAGGAATAAATCAACGGGGACTAGAAATTGGATATGCATTGATTGCCAGCGGGAAATAGCGAAGTCATACGCGGCAACAAGTCTTGACCCGATTGAATTGTACTATCTGAGACATAAAAACAAACAAGAATTAATAACGATTAAGGCAAAGGAATAGCATGTACACACCCCCAAACATGGAGAACAAAATGTTTAAACAAAAGATTGAAAATAAATCAAAGGTTGCGCTTCACGGCTTGAAGGTTGGCGGTCAGCTTGATATTGAGGTTGACAAAGAAGGCACGCCACTTGATAAGCACTGGCGGCGCAGGCTGAGAGATAAAAGCATAGAGAAAGTGAAAGATGAACCGAAAAAAGAAACCAAACCAAAAAAAGGAGATAAATAATGGGTAGCGTGACAAGTAATCCAAATGTAACAATTCAACTGCTTGCGGATGCAGTGGTTGACGCCTTTGAAGACCGAAGGGATATAATCTTTGGTCAGATTGGAACAACCGGAACACCAACGGCGGTAAGTGATGCACTGAACGCCAATGTTGAAGCAATGACAACCGCAGAAATCAAGACTCTGTTCGGCATTGATTCCAACATGACAAACACGGTGCTTGATTGGAAAACAGCCAACGGAAGCAAATCACCGCTTGACGTTGTTGGTGTTACCGCAGGCGCAGGAAACGCGGCAACCGGCACGATTACATTTGTCGGCACAGCAACATCAGCGGGGGAGTATAAGGTTTCCATAGTTGATGAAGAAAAGTATCAGGTAACTGTTGTTATACCGGATACAACAGATGAAACCGCCGCCGCCCTTGCCGTTAAAACAGCAGCAGACCTTTTAACTGACGCGGTGTTCTCATCCGGCGTTGCATTGGGCGTGTATACAGCAACCGCAACTGATACGGGAACCAATGCCAATCACTACGGTATCAAGATTGAAGGCGTTGTCCCTGGACTTGTTGCCACAATCGCATCATTTCAGACGCTTGCAACCGGAACCGGCGCACCGACAGTAACAAGCACACTTGACGCCATTGAGGGCATTCGATACACCGGCGTTGTATGGCCTGAAGATTGGGTTACAACCGCGCTCATTACTGAATTTGAAGCACGGTTCAATGCTTCAAATGCAATCATGGACGGTATGATCTTTCAGGGCAACACAGCTATATATGCTGACAATCTGGCAGCAGGCCCAGCGTTAAACAGCAAGGTTATCTGCCTTGCGGGTTCGCCGTTGCTTGCTCTTGCAGACAACAAAGGCCCTGCCATTGTTCGCCCCGCTGATTGGGTATGGGCTGAGTTTGCCGGTATTCGTGCGAAGAGACTGACCCCAGGCACAGCCATTGCAGATAACATCATCACCACATCAGGCGGCCTTGATGCTTTTGGTGGGCCGAGCCTTGCAAGCCTTCCATATTTCAACACGCCGCTTCCAGCTACGCCTGTAACGGCTGCAACAAACCTGTGGACATCAGAAGAGCAGGCCGCACTTGAAGCTGCTGGCTTCACTACCTACGGCGTTAATTCAGCTCAGAACGCTATGATCATGGGGCCGGTTGTAACGACATGGACAACAGACGCAGGCGGGAATCCGAATACTTCATTCCTGTACCTCAACTATGTTGACACGGGTTCGGCATGCAGAGAGATCTTTTTCAACGTTCTCAAGTCAACATATGCGCAATCACGGCTGACTGAAGGTGATTTGATTGCAGGGCGCTCTATGGCTAACGCTGAGAGCATCAAGGCTGAACTGCTGCGCATATACCGCTTTCTTTCTACCATTGCGCTCACGCAGGCAGGACGCGAAGCTGAGAGCTTCTTTGCGCAGAACACAACGGTTACGGTTTCACTTGCAACCCGTACCGCTACAATTACCGGCCCGCTGCCGATTGTTACGCAGCTTGGAACTATAAACTATGCACTGTCTTTGTCTTTCACTATTGAAGGCACTGGCACGCAAATCACAGTATAGAAAGGACAGATAAATCATGGGAAACCAGACTTTAAGCACCCCCGGAGTTGTCATCAATAACAACCCGTATAAGATTGTTCCGAACAGTTTAGTATATGACGGCGGTGAGGGTGAAACAGGCGTGCGGTCTGCAAGCACTGGCGGCGGGAGCAGCACAAGTGTTCATTCTGAAAATGCTGAAACTAAGATCAGTTATTGCAAATTCGACATTTACCTTTTAGCGGGTGTCGATGCTGACATTGCAAGGTGGAAAGAGAACACGGGATCAAATGAAATCAAGGTTCTTCAGCGCACCGCCAGCGGAGAATCAACAACGCTATCATTCGACAACATGTCGTTAGCGCCAGCCGTTGAACGGCAGGCAAGCGCAGACGGCGTTACAAGCCTTGAGTTCAAGGGCGACCCAATGAGTAACCAATAAAGAAAGGGCATTCAATGAGCATTCAAGATGGGAGTATTGAATTTCTTCTTACCAAGCCGTTTTCATATAAGTTTGATAATCAGACAAATGAAGCGGTGTCCATAACGCTGCAAGAGCCTGGAATGGAGCATATAAAGTTTTATTCCAAGCTCAAGCAGATGCTCACCCGCGCACAGATGGAGTGGATGAAAGATATTGATACCATCCGTGACATGCAGGCTACAGCCGGTGAAATTGTCGAGTCCTTTGACAAAACAGCCGCTACAATTGAAGAGGATTCAGAACAGAATTATCAGGGCATAAAGGTTATGCTTGAAGGTTCTGAGACTGTTGATTTTCCTCAGTTTATCAGCACGTTTGCAAAAATGGCGTGCGTTATTAACCCCCGAAAAGCTGTGTGCATGATTGACGGCAGGCGCGCAATGAACGAAACGCTGTGGAATGATCTATGCCCCGATGATGCTATAGAAATGGCGCTGCGGTGGGTGTCTTTTTTCGTTATGCCCTCGGAAGGGGGCGCGAAGAATACATCAGAACAGCCACAAGAATCAGCTTCGCAACCGATGGAGGCATAAGCTACGAAACGGCACTGAACATGCCAATGTGGGAAACATCAATTGTAAGCAGTGAACTTGACAAGATTACTACAGAAACAAAAGGGAAATAATGGCTTTTACCGCTGAATACGTTTACAGAATATTAGACAACTATTCTGGTCCGATTAACCGGATTACCAGCTCAACACGGCGTTACACTGCTGCTACTGAAAAGGCGCGTGCAAAAGCGTTGATGTTGAGCAAAAGCCTTGACCGTGTTGGCAAAAAGTCTATTGCCGCCGGACGTGCAATGTCAATGCGGCTGACTGTTCCTATTCTGGCAGTTGGCACAGCGGCAACCATATCATTTGCAAGGCTTGAAAAAGGGCTGATTAATGTAAACAACTTGCTTTCAAGGCAGGAATTAAAGCGGTTCAGCGGTGACCTTGAAGCGATGCAAGAAAACGCAGTCAAGGCAGGATTTTCAATAGCCGATTCAAACAAGGGACTGTTTGACACCGTTTCAGCGTTGGGAGCAAACCAGCGTGCGTTTGATACATTCAGTGTAGCGCAAAAGCTTGCTATTGGCGGTGCAACTGATTTAGGCACTGCGGTTGATGGTTTGTCAACCATAATGAATGTTTACGAGGATCAAAATGTTTCAGCGCTCCAAGCGGCAAACGCACTATTCAGCGCACAGGTAAAAGGTAAAACAACGGTTGCCGAACTGTCGGCAAACATAGGACTTGTTGCGCCAATAGCAAATGCTGCTGGGGTTGGATATCAGGAACTACTTGCCGCCATGTCAGCCTTGACGGCTGGCGGTATCAGCACAGAACAATCAGCAACAGCTTTAAAGGGCGCAATTACGGCACTTATAAAACCCCAGAAATCAGCAGAACGCCAGATGAAGCGTATGGGGATTCTGTACGGCGGCGCAACCATAAAAGCAAAAGGGCTTGGCGCTGTTTTATTGTCACTTGCAAGGGCGCAGAAGAAATATGGAATTGACGAAATAACAAAAGCGATACCGAACGTAAGGGCATTAACGGCAGTCACGGCAATGAATGAAACAAAGCTTGCTCTGCTGGATGAAACAATTAGGAAAATAAACAATGACATGAAAACCGGCGATGGCCTGATGCGGGCTTTTGCTGACCAGAACTCAAGTATGTCGCAGAAGTTTGTACGCGCAAAGGGGCAGATGACCGTTGCTTTCAAGCGGTTTATTGTTATATTTGCACCCGCGATAAACAAGATGATTGATGGTTTTGCCTCTCTTGCTGAAAGGTTTGCCAATTTGTCAAAACCCACAAAGATATTTATCGGACTGCTTGCCGTGTTGCTTGCCATAATCCCCCCGCTATTAATCGGGTTCGGCATGATGGCTATGGCGCTTTCTGCAATCCTTGCCATAACTGCAACAGCGGGATTTGCCGCATTTGTTGCCATGGGAATTGCGGTCGCACCGATTCTGGCAGTTGCGGCCGCATACTTTGCAATAGCAGCCGCAATTGGGGCAATAGAGGAAAACTGGCAGGCATTAACAGCGCCGGGCATGCTGAAAGACCTTGCAGGCTGGGGTTCTTCACTTCTTGGCGGCGATCCTCTCAATGAAGCCGGAATGCAGGCATCAGAGGACAAAATGAGGGGCCGCAATCAAAAAGATAAAATTGAGCTCACCGGCATGATAGATGTAACCGCATCAGAAGGCGCGAAGGTTAAAAGCTCAGTGATAAGCCTGAACGCTGGTTCTAATATCGCTGGCACTACGAGGTCATTCTAATGAGCAGATTAACCGGACTTCTACCGGCATCATGGAAAGGCATCACGTTTCTTGTCAAGAATGAAGTCTTGGCAGAGGGCGGGCGGCGCATTGTACTCCATGATTATCCTAACAGTGATA